CCCCGTCTTAATCTCGATCGCAAACTTACCATCACCCTTGGTTTTGTCCACAATAGTTTGGGCTAATAACGTTGATGCCACACGAGATCTCGTAGGCACATAAGATTTTAGCCCACCATATACACTAGCATGGCCTTCAACGAAATTAATCGGTGATTTCATATGTATAGGCATTAACCTTTGTGGTTTTCCTGTTTTAGTTGTTAAAACTGGAGGAGCATCCTGTATTGTAAAAAGAGAGTCAAATTGGACCATAAGTCGCTTCAATTTACTCTGACAAACAGATACAGCTAGCATCTTGCCTATATCATGTTTAAATCCGACATGTAAACCCAAAGGAATACATCTACCGTCATAAACACCTACATATAGACCACCACATTCTCCTCGAATTGTAACGTAATCGTCAGGAACTCCAGAAACTATTTGAGTATGAATCGAAAGATCCATATCTAGACCACGAACGTATTCAGGGCGTGTAATCATACTCCTAACAAGTCTACTCGTTTCCAAACCAGAAACATAATCTCTGGTAATAAAATGACCTATAGTCATATTTAAACTTTTTGACTTGTTAATAATACGATCGTAAATTCCTTTCCTTGGAGGTAAGGAACGCACACAAAACACAGCAATATCATTCTTTTTGTCTAGTTTTACATCATTGGGATTGTAAACAAATGTAGATCTGTTTCCAATCGGATCAGAAACACCTGACATTGATACCTCTATCTCCTCCACTTCATGAAGAAAATAGTGAGCATTTGTCATATATAACTGTCCACCAAGTGCTACGCACTGGCCCATAACGTACTTACCATCTTTAAGAATGAGCTTCATTGCAAAGACCTGCCTTGCAATGAGTCTTAACTGGTCATCAATAGTTAAACATTTAGATGATTTCAAAGCTGGAGGTAAATCATCCGTAGCTAATTCATGTGTAGGCTTATTGTGCCAAATATTTGGACTTTCATTAAGAACCTTAACAGGTTCTGTCGAAAATAGGCTACCTTGAATAGCAGTGTTCTTCCGTCTTGCAAATTTATAAATGCAAATAATTGGAATAACAATTGCAAGCATATACAAAATGGATTTAGATGAGCCCGAGGGCGTTAACAAAGAACGCACTCGACCCACACTATTTCTCAATATATATCCTTGCAAATGGCGGCGAAATCGCCTAATGCGCAAACCGAAGAAACTAGCACTATATGAAATAGGACCATAATTTTTATGTTCCAATATTCCGAAAATAGTTTCTAAGGTTATACACAAACTCAAAAATACAAAAAGTGAGTAAGCATAAACACCATATGAAATGGTTGCCGCTACAAAACCTGATTGTATAGTAGCGCATGAGCACTCACTTTTACCGCACTTATCGCAAGTTCCACATATACACTCTAGACGAGCACAGTGTTCACACATAAATGTAGCACCATACTTACTAGATAAATTAGTTATTGCATCACATCTAGCGTAATACAATTCAATTTCTCCAGCATACCAATCTAAAAATTTATGAATATTCGAAGTTTCAAAAATTTTCACATAATTGGCCGTTACTCTAGAGGTATTAGCAACTTTCTTACCGGGCATAGGTTTTTCTACGACAATATTCCAAAGATCATCGTATCCCACGCCTTCTGGAATTAGATCTCTATCTAACATACCAGGGCTCTTTTTTGATTGATACTCATCCTTAACAGATAAAACAATCGTATACTCAAAACGTCTCTGCACAGCGAAAGGGCAGGAAAACCAATATTGAGCATTAAGATCCTTTGTATTAGTAGATCCAAGAAATAATCTAGGACGAACAGGTACGGTACCCTTGCCCTCGATCTGAGCTTGCTCAGGAATAAAGGCAACGGTATTATTAATCCTAATAATTTCATCTAATGTTTCATCACTAGATGCTTTAGAAGGAAGAGCGACAGCAATATCATCCATAGATATACACCATTGAGCAGTTGTAAAACCGCTCCAATATTTATCTGATACTACTCGCTCATAATGATATTTGTCTTCAAACGACAATGGTTTTCCAATATGTGTACTTATCTTGGCAAAATGCTGAAATAAGATCTTGGAAAAAGACGATTTTCCAATATTAGAAGAACCATAAGTCAATATAGACATGGGTGGAGGTCTGGTGGCTTGCGCCGCCTGAGTTAATTGTAAATTGCGTTGTATCTCACGCAATTCTTTAACTCTATTAACCAATATCTGCTGTTCATATTTCCCCATTAATTCGGGAACAGACATATATCGCATAGCAAGATCAATAGTCTCTTTGAGTTTCATTTCAAACGCTCTAATATTAAAATCTTGTGACGGATTTTTAACAATTTGAGACGCATCAATTAACTCAAGATAATCTTGATTCCACTTCCGAATTTTATCGTCTTTGAACAACAGATGGTTAATATCACCCGTATGCCAATACGCTTTTCCATTTTCTAATGCAAACTCTAACAACTTTAGTAATGAAATTAACATCTCAGAACCAAAGTGAATTGGGTTTTTCGATAAAAGATGAGAGTAATCTCTCACCCGTTTTTCATTAGTTGTAGGATTTACATTTAAAAATGAAAAAGCTGAAAAGGAAATAAGGTATGAAAGCGCTTCACGAATACGAAGAGCTAGCTCAGATTTCCCAACAGCTTCATAACCACTTATGATGTGTCTGATAGTCTCAGAAACACCAGACTGGATAGAAACTCCTGAAAATATCTGTCGCAAAGTTGCAACAAATGAAGAAGTCAACGTATAATCAATTATTGATTTCTTGACAATATGTTTAAATGCATGTAAACATGCACTAACAATGTCCTCAATAGTAGTAGATCTATAAAGATCCCAATACAAGAGAACAAAATTCTCAAGAAGATCACAAAATTGATTAACGTCAAAACCATTCTTAAAAAAGGATGGTTTCAACAATTTTGCGCGAATTAAAGCCAAGTGATATTGAAAATCTTTCATATAAGATTCAAAAGCACCTAACTCGCTTTCATCACTCTTTATAGAGTGATCTGCCCAGTTTTGATAGCTGGGGTCCCTATCCGAAGGCGTTATCTCCGGTTCGCTCCCTATTGATGCTGATTGATTCGTCATAATGGGAAAAGAGGGGGGGGTAGACCATAGTTTACGTCCAGGCAGACGTACTGTTTCTACAGCAAATATCTATTATCAGAGTGGAAATAGAAAAACACCCATGGAAGCAACATGGAAGATTTGAATATAGTATTTATATTTACTATAATCAAAACCTGAATAGCGTTGATCACGGTGGCGCCCGTAGGGATTTATACCTTGCAGATACCATTACAGGGGTCGTGCACTTAATCAGATAAAGATCATAATAAATATAGACAATATATTCAAATCTCAGCTTTCTTTATTTTGTTTTTGGGCTAATGTCTAAATCATAATGACGAAGTCATAATGACTACAATATATAACCGACTATTATATATCGTGCTAACTCATAGCAATACCAAAACATAGATAATGCAAAGTACTTAATACATGTACATCATCTACAAGAAAAATGAAGAATGTTAGGCAGCCGAATACGTACATCATGTGGTATGAGCACATGTACATACGCACTGCTACTCTAACCAACTTATTTTGCAGATTTGGAAACTATAAGGGTATAAAACCCTGGCCTAG